ACGGCTCCATCGAATGGGGCTCTGGCTCCGCCGCCCTAAACATCAAGCTATATCGTTACGCCGACAACATTCTCGGCCTCGACGACGGTTTGATGATGACTGACTCCACCAAGCAACTCAACATTGGTAACTCCGGTTCGGGCGCTGCGGTCGCGATCAAGATGGCCAACTCTACGGATGGTCTTCTGACCGCCCGTGTTGGTGCTGATGCCGACAGTCGACTCTTCATCGAAGCTAGCGGTGATCTGTACTGGGGCGACGGCACGAACGCTCAGGATGTCAGATTGTATCGTTCCGCCGCCGACAAACTGGCTGTGGACGATGATTTCCTGGTCAACGCCGCGGGTAAGGGTCTTCGCGTTAAAGAGGGTTCCAACGCCAAGATGGGTTCTTCCGTTCTGGTCGGTGGAACAGTGGTGGTTAGCAACACTTCAGTAACCGCTAACTCTCGAATCTTCCTCATGTGTAATACCCCCGGCGGTACCCCAGGGTTCCTTCGTGTCAGCGCTAGGTCTAACGGAACCTCTTTCACGATCCTGTCCTCGAGCGGCACCGACACCTCGACCGTGGCTTGGCTGATTCTCGAACCCGCGTAGCTTCCGGAAGGAGCCGTCATGCTGTCCGTAACATCAAGCGGTTCCTTCAAGAACACCGAGCAGTTCCTAAAGTCGATGCAGCGTCTCGATATTCTTTCAATCCTCCACAAGTACGGAGGAGAGGGCGTCGCGGCGCTGGGATTGGCCACCCCGAAAGATACTGGTAGAGCCTCAACGTCCTGGTATTACGTCGCCGGTCGTAAAGGTTCTACATATTTCATTGAGTGGCACAACCGGGACATCGAAGACGGCTTCCCAGTTGTTGTCAGACTCCAATTCGGCTATGGAACAGGCACGGGCGGGTACGTGCGTGGTCGAGACTTCATCAACCCGGCCATCAAGCCCATATTTGACCAGATCGAGACCGAGTTGTGGAAGGTGGTGACCTCTGCATGAGTAGCGTTGACGATCGCGTTGTTAATATGCAATTCAACAACGCCCAGTTCGAGCAAGGAATCAAGCAAACTCTCGCTTCGCTCGAGGCCCTGCAAAAGAGCTTGAAGCTCGACAATGCGACCAAGGGACTCAGTGACGTCAGCGCCGCTGCTCAGCACGTTCAACTCGGTCATATTTCGTCGGCGGTAGACGGGATTTCCGATCGCTTCAAGGCTATGTCAGTGGTGGCTATCACCGCCCTGGCGACCATCGCACACGAAGCTGTCGCTGCCGGTTTGACGTTCGCTAAGTCGTTCACTGTTGGCCCGCTGGTTCAAGGTCTGCAGGAGTACCAGACCAACATCAACTCGATCCAGACGATTCTGTCCAACACTCGTTGGCAGAACACTGGCCTGGACCAGGTAAACGCGGCTCTGAAGACGTTGAACGACTACTCAGACTTGACGATTTACAACTTTAGCCAGATGGCTCGAAACATCGGTACCTTCACGGCTGCCGGCGTCTCGCTCGAGGTCGCTACTGGCGCCATCAAGGGTATCGCGAACCTGGCTGCGGTGTCCGGCTCAAACGCCGAACAAGCGTCGATGGCGATGTACCAGTTGTCTCAGGCGCTGGCTACCGGAACAGTGAAGCTGATCGACTGGAACTCAGTCGTGAATGCTGGCATGGGCGGTAAGGTGTTCCAAGACGCCCTCATGAACACCGCTCGGGTGCACGGCGTCGCTATCGACCAGATGCTCAAGGATGCGGGAAGTTTCCGCGCCACCTTGGAGAACGGCTGGTTGTCAGCACAGATCCTGACTGAGACGCTGCAGCAGTTCACTGGTGACCTTACCAAGGAGCAGGTTATTTCGATGGGGTATACCGCCGAACAGGCGGATGCCATCATCGCTATGGGTAAGGATGCCCAGGACGCCGCTACCAAGGTGAAGACGATCACTCAGCTGTTCAGTACGCTGCAGGAATCAGCAGGTTCTGGCTGGGCGCAGACCTGGCAGCTCATATTTGGTGACTTCGAGGAAGCTCGGACGTTCTTTACCGACGTCAATGATATCCTCGGCGCTTTCATCAAGACTTCGGCTGATAGTCGAAACGCGATTCTTTCGCAGTGGAAAGATCTCGGCGGCCGAACAGCTCTGATCCAGTCCCTTCTCAATGTCTTTACTGCCGTCGAGCGTGTTGTTAAGTCAGTCGGCCAGGGGTTCCGAGAGATGTTCCCCAGGGCAACTGGAGAGCAGCTTGCCGGCATTACTCATTCGATCGAGAAGTTCACCTCTTGGCTGATCATGAGCGAAGAGACGATGGACAAGGTTCGCCGTACTGCGGCCGGGTTCTTCGCGATTCTTGGGATCGGCTGGGACATCCTCAAGTTGGTCTCTCAGACCATATTTGACCTCATTGGGCAACTGACCAATGGGGATGGAAAATTCCTGGACATCACGGCTAGCATCGGCGACTTCCTGGTTGCTTTGCGGACGTCTATCAAGGAAGGCAACGGACTGGTTCTGCTCTTCCGAAAGATTGAGCAGATTCTGATCGTGCCGATCAAACTGTTCCAGGCGCTCACCGCAGCAGTCAGTGATTTGTTCGCAAGCTTCGACCCACAGGCAGCTGGAGACGCAGTTTCCGGTTGGGTTAAGCATCTCGGACCGCTGGGCACACTCATGGACTTCATCGTCTATGTCTGGAAGAGCTGGTCGCACATCATCAGCGAAGTTGCCCAGAAGATGTTCCCATTCGCGTCAGCATTGGCGGACAGGTTCCGCGAAGCCGCTGAAGCAATGGGCGGGTTGAACTTCGACACCTTCCTCAAGACCATCAACACCGGCACTTTGATCTCCCTCGTCGTGACGCTACGGAACACGTTTGGTCATGGCGGTATAACCGGCATGGTTGGCGAACTGACTAGTACGCTGAACGCTATGCAGTCCACGCTGCATGCGACCACGTTGCTCGAGATTGCTGCTGCCATTGCCATTCTGGCGGTCGGCATTTCGATGCTGTCCAAGATCGACTCCGAAGGTCTGACCAAGGCTCTGTCTGCGATTGCGGTGATGTTCGCCCAATTGCTGGCGGCCATGGTTATTCTGACTCAACTCCCAAGCACCAACGTAATAAAGCTTTACGTCACTGCCGCCGCGGTGACTGTGTTGGCGACAGCTATCGATATTCTGGTCATCGCTGTGAGAGCTCTTTCAAGTTTGAGCTGGGAGGAACTCATCAAGGGGCTGACCGGAGTAGGTGTACTTCTGCTGGCCCTCACTACTGCGGCTAACTTCCTTCCTGACGGAGCTCGACTCATATCCACTGGTCTCGGCCTGCTGGTCGTGGCCGCGGGTGTGAAGGTTCTGGCCAGTGCTGTTTCGGACCTGTCCGGATTCAGCTGGGAGGAACTCGCCAAGGGTCTGTCGGCGGTGGGCGTGTTGTTGACTGAGCTGACTTTGTTCAGCCGGTTCGCAGCCGCAAACACCATGGGCGTACTTGGCGGCGCGGGTATTCTCCTGCTGGCCGCGGGAATCAAGATCCTCGCAAGCGCTGTGCTGGACCTGTCCGGCATATCTTGGGAGAACATTGGTAAGGGTATGGCTGTGTTGGGCACCAGCCTTGCGCTGATGGCCATAGGACTTAACGCCATTCCCCCTACCGCACCACTGTCGGCGACCGGTGTAGCCATTGTGGCCGCTTCAATGCTGATCCTGGCTGAGGCTATGAAGTCTATGTCGGGCATATCTTGGGAGAACGTCGGTAAGGGAATGACCATCCTTGCGGCTGGTCTGACTCTTATCGCCGCAGCGCTCATTGTCATCCCCCCGTACGCACCTTTGTCAGCCGCTGGCGTGCTCATTGTCGCGGTTGCCCTTAATATTCTGGCAGACGCCCTTCAGCAGATGGGTGGAATGAGCTGGGAAGCGATTGCCAAGGGGTTGGTTACTCTTGGCGTTTCTCTCGGTATCATCGTGGCGGCGTTGCTTCTCATGCCGTCAGCTCTGCCTGGAGCAGTTGCACTTCTGATCGTTTCGAACGCTCTACTCATTCTGTCCGGTGTCCTCAAGGTGCTTGGCGGAATGAGTTGGGGTGAAATAGTCAAGGGGCTGGTTACCTTGGCGGCCGCGTTCGCAGTTCTGGGCGTGGCTGCAGCATTGCTGACTCCGGTTATTCCAGGCATGTTGGGTCTGGGTGCGGCTCTGTTCCTCATCGGTGCAGGTCTTGCTCTGGTGGGCGCAGGAGTATTCCTGTTCGCCACCGGTCTTACGGCTCTGAGTGTTGCTGGAGCAGCTGGAACAGCGGCCATCGTGGCTCTGGTGAGTGCTGTTCTTGGGTTGGTGCCAGCTATCGTCAAGATGGTTGGCGTCGTCCTGTTGACAGTCATCGACTTCCTCATCGATGCCACACCCAAGATCGTCAAGCTGATACTCGATATCCTTGTCCAGCTGCTGGACGGGATAGTAAAGATGGCTCCATCGTTGGAGAATGCTCTGATCGCTCTGATCGACCTGCTGCTGAACGTTCTTGAGGATGGTGCGCCGAAGATGGCAAGCACCGCCTTCTTCCTCTTGATAGCCTTCTTGTCGGCTATCAAGAACAATATCTACCGGGTCGTCGACGTTGCTGCCGACATCATTGTGAACTTCCTGAGAGCTCTTCAGGACGCTCAACCAAGATTGATCCAGGCTGGAATCGACTTCATCCTGGCCTATATTCACGGTCTTGCAACAGCGATTCGTGACAACTCCGCGGCGATGGGAGACGCCGGTGCTGATCTGGCTCTCGCTATTATTGAAGGTATGGCAAGGGGTTTGTGGTCTGGCGGCAGCCGAGTTGCGGACGCTGCTCGTGGAGTGGCTAAGTCGGCCCTCGCCGCGGCGATGAATTTCCTGGGCATCAACTCTCCGTCGCGTGAATTCATGGCGGTGGGTAAGTTCTCAGCGCAGGGTATCGCTGTGGGTCTCGCTAATTCCGAGGGTACCGTTAATTCGGCCGCGGAGGGTGTAGCCAACGGCGCTCTGGAAACCATGCGTGAAGCACTGTCAAAGATCCCCGAGATCTTCCGAACCGACCCTGTTCTGACGCCAGTTATATCTCCGGTGCTCGATCTGACCCAGATTAGCAAAGATTCCGGAAAGATCTCCAGGTTGATGACGATTAAGCCACTCACCCTGGACTCGTCCTACAAGGCTGCTCAGATCACGGGTCAGACCATCCTCGATGCGGCGAACCAGAATCCGGATGAGGGTGGTATCGGCGGAGTAACCAACAACTTCAACTACACGCAGAACAACACGTCTCCGAGGGCACTTGACTCGGCGACGATTTACCGGCAGACCAAGAACCAGATCTCTACCTTGAAGAAGGGGGTGGCTAGTGCTAACGAAGTTGGAAGTTCGAACTGAAGCGGGTTCGCTTCTGGTGTTGCCGTTGGATGATGTGTCCGACGGCTACGCTTTGACCAACGTGGAAGGACTAGACCCCGTCAAGGCCACTGTCGTGTCTTCTTCATTCGCGGCTGTGGACGGAGCACACTTTCATTCGGCGCGCAGGGAGCTTCGCAATATTCTGATTACGTTGAAACTCCTACCGGATTTCGTGGCCAGCTCCGCCCGCAGCCTTCGAACCAACCTGTACGACTACTTCATGCCGAAGAGCGAGGTGCAGCTTCGCTTCTTCGACGATTCGGATCTCACGGTGAACATCTCGGGCAGAGTGGAGACTCTCGAAGCTCCACTCTGGACCGAGGAACCTGAGGCCAACATATCCATCCTGTGCTTCGATCCCGACTTTGTCGAGCTGGATTCGATCACGGTGGAAGGGGACACGGTCGCCGACACAACCGAATTCCTGATCACGTACGACGGCAGCGTCGAGACGGGGTTTGAGTTTGTGTTGAACGTCGACCGTGTTCTCGATGAGTTCACCATCTATCACCGGCCTCCTGACAACGTGGTCCGAACCATGGATTTCGCGGCGAGTTTGGTGGCGGATGATGTCGTGACCATCAACACGAACGTAGGAGAGAAGGCGGCGACCCTACTTCGCTCTTCTACCCTGTCCTCGATTCTGTACGGAGTCAGCGCGCAATCCACGTGGTTCGAGCTGGTCAAGGGGGATAACTACCTTCGCGTGTTCGCTGAGGGAGCCGCGATTCCGTTCACGATTGAATACACGCAGAGGCATGGAGGGTTGTAATGGACCTTTACATGCTTGACAGCTTGTACCGCCGAACGGAGACGGTGGAGGAGTTCGAGTCTCTTATTTGGACGGAGCGATTCTCGGCCAAGGGTGACATTGAACTCCACATCGCCTCCACCCTGCAAAACCGAACCCGGTTCCAAGAAGGCGTACTTCTCTCTCAGCCTGATTCATATCGCGTGATGCGGGTGGAGACGATCGAGGACAAGACCGACGAAGAGAATCGCCGCATGCTCACCATCAAGGGCTCTTCGCTCGAGTACATTCTCGAGAAGCGTGCGGCTCTGGCGGCCTTGTCGGACCTGGTCACCGACCCCAAGTGGGTACTGACTGGTCTACCCAAGGACATCGCGGAGCAGATGTTCCATGATATTTGTGTCACTGGGATCTTGGATGCCGGAGACATCATCACGGGAATCGTGGAGGGGAGTGATCTCTTCCCAGCGGACACGATCGATGCTCCGTCAGATTCGATCGAATACTCCATCGATCCGCAGTCGCTTTACACAGCGCTCAAGAGCTTGTGTGACGCCTATGCAATGGGCTTCCGAATCGTTAAGCATCCGGTTACGTCAGTGCTATATTTCGACGTGTACATGGGGTGCGATCGGACGACTGCGCAGACCGATCTGGCTGCGGTGGTATTTAGCCCAGACCTCGACAACCTGAAGGACACGACCAAGCTGAGTACGGATGCGTTGTACGCTAACGCGGCCTACGTCATATCTCAGGTGGGTGCTGAGATCGTTTACCCGGTTGACGTGGATCCAAGCGTCGAGGGGTTTGAGCGACGTGTTCTTCTCGTCAAGGCTGACGACATCGATGACCCTGACGGCCCTACGGCTTCAGCTCAGATGATTCAGCGAGGGCGTGAAGCTCTGTCTGCAGCTCGAAAGTACATCGCCCTGGATGGAGAGTTGGCTCCGACGACTTCGTACGTATACGGGACCGACTACAACTTGGGCGACCTGGTTGAGCTGCGTGATGATGACGGAGCCACCAGCTACGTACAAGTCACAGAGCAGATATTCACTAGTGACACGAACGGGGACCGAAGTTTCCCAACGCTGTCGCTGAATACCTTCGTCACCACAGGTTCTTGGTTGAGCATGGGGTTGACGGAGTGGGCCGACATGACAACCGAAGAATGGGCGGACATGCCGTAAGGAGGCTGAGATGGCAGTTGGAGATGATGCCGCGGCGGCTGGCTTCCCACTCGTTCCCGATACGGGTGAGGAAGGTCGTGTTGCGCACGGGGCTCGAGAGATCAACAGGACCCGGGACGAGGTGGCCCAGACAAAGGCTACCATACCGGTAGGAAAGGCTGCATATCGGACAGCCTCTGGCATTTCTTCGGGAACGCTGGATCCGTCTGGTGGTAGCGATGGTGACATCTACTTCAAGATCGTTTCCTGAGGAGGTGAACGATGCCTAGTTCAGGTAGCGTCCACGGCACAGTTGGCGGGGATGGTGAGTTCAGCTATCTGGACTGGCAAGTTGCCTCTCAGGATGTCGCCAACAACAGAAGTCTGATCAACTGGCAGGCCGGTTGGTTATTCGTGACCTACAGCTGTCGTGGTCTTCGTCAAGCAGTAGGTGTCATCGACGGTAACACTGTATATTCTGACACCGCTGCTGGCGACCACGTTCACGCCTACAACTCGGGCCACGAACACCGCCCGGGAACCGGTAATTTGCAGACAGCCTCTGGATCTTTGTACATTGGTCATAACTCGGATGGCACTAAAACCATATCCGCGTCTATGACCATGACTGGATTCTCGGGCCAGGTTTCGGCTGGTTCCGGTTCGTTCGCACTTCCCGATATTCCTCGTCTGAATGGAGCACCAAGCACGCCGGTGCTCAGCGAGATTACCGCGGACACCATTCGAGTGGTGTGGACTGATGGCGTCGGCGGAGCTCCTATCACGAATCGTCAGGTTGGGTTTGGCACAGATCCGAACACGCCAGACGATATTGTTGATGTTGACAACGACGAGGTATTCACCGACCTTGAATGGGGGACAACCTACTACTTCTGGGCTCGTACCCAGAATGCGGCAGGAAACAGCCCCTGGTCTGGACGAGCAAGCGCTACTACGCTTACCGGACCAGAAAGCACCGATACTCCGACTATATCTGATGTCAAGCAGACGTCATTTGTGGTCAGTTGGGTTCCACCTGAAGGTGATGGTGGTTCGCCAATCACTGAGTACCAGGTCGCGGTGAATGACGTAGACGACCCTGATACAGCCGATCTATTTTCATCCCCAGACTCGCCCAGGTTGATAACGGGACTTGATCCCTATACGACATATTACGTCTGGGTAAGGGCGGTAAACGCCATTGACACGGCTACGTGGTCTTCTTCTACGTCAGACAGAACACTAGCTGGTGCTCGTGTCAACCAGAGTGGTGTGTGGAAGCAAGCAATACCATACGTCCGTGCAGGTGGCGTTTGGAAGGTGGCACAGCCTTTCATAAAGGTCGTAGGCGTATGGAAAGAGACAAGTTAAGGCCCTAAATGAAAGGAGCCACCCTAGTGGGAGACTGGTGGACTGTGCTAATCACAGCTATAGCCGCGGTGATAGCTTCGTCAGGTTTCTGGACGTTTGTGATACGCCGGAACGAGAAAAACAGCATGACCAGCGCTCTGATGATGGGCATCGCCTACGAGAAGATCATAGCTATGGGGATGGGCTATGTCGAGCGCGGTTGGATTACCGACGACGAATACGGCGATTACCGCAAGCAACTCTACGATCCATACAAAGCTCTGGGTGGTAACGGGGTGACTGAACGGATCATGGCTGAGGTAGCTAATCTTCCGATCCGGTCTCGTAACGCTTTCTACGTTGAGGTCATTCAAGCAACGAAAGCAAGGTCCGCCTCAGCCCTTCCGCCCGAGCTCGTTGACTCTTCAAACTGAAAGGTACACCAAGATGCAAATGCAGTTCATGCTGTCTGGAGCTTCATACGATTTCCTCAAGAAGATAGCGCAGATCTATCTTCCCGCCCTGGGGACGCTGTACTACGCACTGGCCCAGATCTGGCATCTGCCTCGGGTGGAGGAGATCAACGGTACGATTCTGGCAATCGATACCTTCCTGGGTCTGGTTCTCGGTCTGAGTTCCAGCACCTACCACGCCAGTGATGAGAAATACGACGGCGTGGTCAACATCGTCGAGAATCCTGACACCGGGAAGAAGACGTACAACCTCGATCTCAAGGGTGACCCCGAACAGATCGACGAAAAGAAGCAGATCACGTTCAAGGTGGTCGGCGGGTAGGTCAGCGATATTCGCAGAGAATACTTCTCCTAAGATGAGACCCTAACGATTGGAGAACGTATGATCACCAAGAAGACCCCGGACGGACCGAGGCTTCAGACGGTAATCGATGCTCTGCTGACTCGTATGTCCGAGCTTGACTCGCACTATGATCAAGAAGAGTACGCGAAGATGTTGGACCAGCTCACCAAGCTCTACAAGCTCAAGGAGACCGAATCCAGAGAGCGCGTAAGCAAGGATACACTGGTCCTCGTCACCGCGAACCTGATTGGGATCGTGCTGATCCTCGGGTACGAGAAAGCGAATGTCATCACCACTAAAGCCTTGAGCTTCGTGACGCGACTTCGCTGATCAACCGACCCTAGAAAGGGAGAGCTGGAGGAGACGTGTAAAGAGCGTATCATAGCCATACACGTCTCCTCCTTTTCTCTTCGCATTTATTACACGTCCTTAGATGAGACCATACCCTCTGAAAGGAATCGCAATGCTGGACGTTATCATCGCCGCTGCACTGCTAGGATTCGGCTACGCAGTAGCCGCCTGGCAAATCTACCGCAGTCGTCGAGCGATCGACAGTTACATCGAACCCAAGGAGAACTGAACTCAAGGCCAAGTCCCACAAGGACTTTGGCTTTTACACGGACTTTATATTTTTGTCGCAGGAAAAACATGGGCTTAAATGAGACCCTATCCGAAAGGAGAGATCATGCCCAAGATTACCGTATCGTTCGCAAACGAGTACGGACAACAGGTCGAGATCATCGTCGAGGTTACCAAGAACTTCGGTATCAGGATCGTCATGAATCGTGGTGAAAACAACGAAATCGTGCCGAACCAGTACACGTTCCTGGAATCTCAGGTGATCCGTCACTGCATCCGGCTCATTTCCGAGCCCGGTATCAAGCGCGAGATCTGACAGGCTCAAAGACCGAGTCCCCACAAGGGATTCGGTTTTCGTCTCTCAAAAATTCCCCGGGTGGAATTTTCCACAAACCTCGCAAAAATTACACCGACTTAAATGAGATCCAGTATCCAACCTACCTATACCTCTGCACAGGAATAGGGGAAAGATACTGGGTCTCGCCTTTTGCCCTCGCAAAGAATACATATTCTTAAATGAGAGCCAGTATGGGGGCGCATACTGGTTCTCCTAATTTGTCCTCGCAAACTTTACATGGCCTTAGATGAGACCCACTCCCAACGTGAAAGGACCCGCCATGTCGAAGGACCTTCCCGCGAAGATCGAGGACGCTGTCGAGAAGATCGACGGTAAGGAACTCGCCAAGAAGCTAACGCTGATGGCAGTCACCGCCGCCGCTACTCTCGGTGCCGTCGCGCTCGTCGAGAAGATCAAGAAGACACACGAGGACTAAACAACGGAGAACTCGAGAGACCCTTAAACAAGGTCTCTCAGTTTCTCGTTGTCCCCTA